CCAGTCCGACTGTCAGGTTGAGACGGCCCTCAAACGGACGCTCGAACTTTACTTTGATAGACAGCGGCTCGTTGGTAATGATGCGTTTGATGATACTGTCATTCATTACTGTGCCGACTTTGATTTCATCAGACAGCCAGACTGCTTTGCCCATCAATGCTTGTGCGCCGAATCCGTTTAGTTCCTGAAGGTCGATGGCTGTTGCCAGCTTCTCACCGAATATCTGTCGCGGCACATCCAAGATGGTAGACTTGCCGGTCCTGCGTTCACCATACAGGAATAAACATTTAGACATGGCCCGTGGCCGTCTATGTCTGTATAGACAGGAAGACATCCATTCTTCTAATAAGATAATCACCCGGTCCCGGTCCGCCGGGTCGATGTGCGCCATCAAATTTTTTACGGTGTTGTCCCAGACAGGGCAATCAGCTTGGTCATTCCACTCTGCTGCCAGCACGTTGTCTTCACGCAGATACCAGTTCTTCTGGACAGACACAGTCTGAAATGTCTCCAGACAAAACGCGACATTGTTTGCACAAACGATCACGTTGCCATGCTGACCCCAGTCCACATCATCTACATATACCCTGACCTTCACGCCAGACAGAACCTCAGTTCTCAGGTTCCGGTTTGGCACAATACCAATCAGGTTACGGAACCACTGGTCAATCTCACTCTCTACAAACAAGCCATCTTTCACACGCCATATCCCAACTGCTGGGTCAAAGGTGTACCACTTGTCCTGAGTGTGTAGAATGTCTGCGCTGTTCTGCCTGAAGTGTAGAACCATTGCATCAATGGCCGCACCCACGATATCAGACATGCGTGGTTGACGGCCAGCCGCTTGCGCTGTCTGCACATGATTTATAATTCGCTGTGTTGGGTCTGCTGGGTTAGGCGCAAGGTTAGAGCGGTTCTGCATGTTCCCGCTCCCAGATACGTGAGACAATACTTTGCACCTCTACCAGCGGCAGTGTGCAACCGTAGTCCATGAGTGTTCTGATTTGTGTCTTTGGATTTATGTCGTTTCGTGACCAATAACCCGCCAGCTTTACGACACAATTGTTTCTGCCGCCATACTCGTTTGCTGAACCCGACACAGAGAGGTTGTTGATGACACGTTCCCAGTCTTGGCTGGTCATACCCATGCGGACATTGTTGGTCAGGAACCCTACGACCTTTTCATAGGGGTCTTGATTTGCAAGAGCCAAGTCCTCTAATTCATAAAGTGTGTGTTCTTGCCACGGCTCTACGTGTGCTACCCTTGAACGGACAGGCGGGTCATACTTCCAGTTGATGGTGCTTGGTAGGCGAAGCAGACTGGCGATGTGGGTAGGCGCGGGGTCTCCAAGTAAGACTTGAGACAACTGCTTCATTACAATCTCAGCTTTCTGAAACTGTACGGCATCACGCACTGGTTCTTTCAAACGCCAGTAAACATGCAAGCCGCCACCTGAATGTACTATATATGTAGGTTTATAATCGTTGACTATATAATCAAGCCGGTCCAAGTCCGCGCCATCAATGTCCACCCATAGGTGTGTGAGTTCTAAAACATCAGTCTTCCGACAGGTCGTACTCTCTGGGTCCAGCCGCGCTTGCCTCATATATATGCCGCGCTTTTCTTTGGTCTGTTCTTCTATCCATTCAAACAGGCTCTCTGCACTGCGGCCATTGGCGCGATACATAACTCTCTTGTCACCCAGTGCCTCAAAACTAAGGACCCCGCACGTTTTGTTTTGGTGCAAGTTAGATAAAAATTCTGCGATTGTGTGTCTGTCCTCTACCATCTTATTCCTATTATACTGTCATTGTATGTCTGTGTCTTGCCCGAATATGATTTAACAGAATCGCGTTGTCAACATCATCATACTCAAAAACAATCTAGTGTGTTGAAATGTAGACAATGCCACACAATATTGTGGTTAGGTGCGGTCTCCTCCCTACCGCGCCGTCCTGTCAGTCTGTCTTTGGGGCAACATGTTTCGGCATGTTGTCCCTTTTTTTAGAAATATTTTTACATTATACTGTTGACACTACAGACACTAAGCCCCATTGTAATGTTACAGACAAACAGACAAATGAACAGACGCACAAAATGACACAGACTTTACAGGTTTCCCTTGAGCCAAACCTCGATTTGGTTTTACGCCCCACAAATCCCATTCCAGCATTGGCCGATATACTTGGTCGTATTCCACAGTGTGCTTATAAGCCAGCCCAACGAAGCTGGGTTGTAAATATAGGCCGCATGGAAGCTGAATTTGGTTTAAGCGTTTACGACATCATTGCAAATGACATAAAGCCTACGCTTGAAGGGCAGGGATACTCAGTCAAGTTTAACCAACAGGTTAGTGTACATGCTCGTTCTCTCGCTGATGTTTTAAAGACCCGTACAGATGACTTCCATTCTCGCATACACGTTGGATGGGAAAATAGCCTGTCATCTGTGGGTGTAACTCCATACCAACATCAGCTTGACGCTGTCCAGTTTTTGCTGGACAACCAAGGGCGCGGTGTCTTTGGGCATGAGATGGGTACGGGTAAAACTATCTCTGCCATCCTTTCTTGCCGCGCCCTTGGACTTTCAAAGATACTTATATTTATTCCCGCTGGTCTCCGTACCCAGTGGAAGACAGAGTTAAATCGTTTATTACCAAGCCATGAGGTTATTGATTATGACGGAAAGAACTGGCCCGAAGAAGACAAGCAGACCGTTGTGCTTGTATCCTATGCGATGGCTCAGAAGGCCACCGCGCACATTGACCGATATGGAATTCGACCAGAGATTGTTATATGTGACGAATGCCATTACATCAAATCGCCCAAGGCACAGCGCACTAAAGCGGTTGTTAAACTGGCTAAGAAGGTTCCTTACTTCTTAGGTCTCAGCGGCACACCTATAATTAATCGTCCGGTAGATTTGTTTCCGGTCCTCAACCTGACTGCCCCCGATAAATTTTTTGATTGGTATAAGTTCACCCGCCGTTACTGTAATGGTCATGAGGGCAAGTTCGGTTATGTGTGTGATGGTCTGACCAACGCACCGGCACTACATGCTGAGTTGCAGAACGTCATGCATCGGGTACGTAAAGACGAATGCTTGGACCTACCTAGTAAAACACGCTCTGTCATTCCTCTGGACTTTTTCCAGCACAAAGGGTGGACACAGGACTACTACGACATTCGCGAAGCTATACAGATGGGTGAGGCACACTTCTCTCAGCTACGCCAGTTCATCGGCCAGTCTAAGCTGACACAGTCTGTCGATTGGATTGTAGACTTTTTGGATAGTACAGATGAAAAGCTGGTTGTCTTTTGCCACCACGTCCACCTTGCAAAGACATTGATTGCTGAAGTGAACAGGCGTGGCAAAGCAAAATCAGAACACAAACCTATAGCTGTCGGTTTCACTGGCGAGACATCCGCTGTGGAGCGGGACAAAGCTATCAAGAAATTCCAAGAGACAAAGGCAAAGTATCCAGCCCGTGTCTTGGTCACCACGGTTGGGTCCGGTGGCACTGGCCTCAATCTACAAGTCGCAAATCAGATGCTGATAGTTGAGGCAACATTCAGTGTCGGTGAAATGCTTCAAGCCGAAGACCGCATACATAGGTCAGGCCAAAAGACACCTTGCACAATCCACTATGTAATCGCGTCAGGCACATATGACCGTGTCCTGTACCGTTTGCTGTCTAGCAAGATGGACATGATGAACAAGGTAGTTGACGGAGACTTCAGTAAAGACCTGAACGTCTTTGATGAGATGATGAAGGAGATGTGAAATGGAAAGAGTAGAATTTGAACAAAGCTGTTCTGTCCACAAAATGGAAATTGATACCATTGGTTTTATCTATCGTAACACCGAAATCAAACACGGACCAGCCGGTGAGATGTTCGTCACCCTAAGTGGTGAGAGTGTAGTTTCTGGCAAACCAATGTCTCTTTCTTTTGATGCGCGGACTGTACCAGCTAGTCGGTTCGACAAACTTCGTTCCGGTGATTTTATTGAATTCAATTCCTATACGGAAGGGAACGCCTGATATTGGGGGGTACTCCAAGATTAGTGCCAGTGAAAGGTCATGGTCAAACTCAAATGCTTTAC